TACGTGTTCCTGAAGCAAAAGCTGGTGCATTAGCAGTTGAAGCCCATGCAGTACCGGTAGACGATAGTATATTACCCGCTGTGCCGGGAGCTACGGCACTTACAACCCCTGCAGTTCCTACTAATGCACCTGTAAGGGTTGTAGCTAGTGTTGTAGCTCCTAATGCTGTTAGGTTGTTACCTGCAATGAAGTTGCCTGTAGTAGCGGCGTTACCGTTTATTACTCCACCTGCTCCAAACCCCGTTAGTATAAAAAAATCTAACCCATCACAGTACACTACATATTTACCAAAAGGGACTGTAGCTACAGCTCCGGTAGCAGTTCTCATGATTATGTTCTTATTACCTAGTGGCTCATCAGTGAAGTTATCAATAATGTAGGTCTTTGCCACTGCCGGGGCTGTTACATAGCAGTCAGCAGAACGAAGCCCTGTAAACCGTAGAACCGCTGATCTAGCTTCATCGGTAGTGCCTGCGTTAGCAGTTAAGATATAACTACCAGAACCGGTAATAGATATTGTGGTTACTGTAGTTATAGAATCAACTAGTAATGAGCATATGTTCTTGTTGGTTGTATCACCCCAAGACCCTGATTGCTCACCGTTGGCTATGTTCTCAAGTCGTAGGTTATTTGCATAAGTTGATGGCATTAGTCTTTACTCGCAATAATAGAGTCATAGTACTTAATGGCTTGGGTAAGTGGGTGAGTATGGCTTGTACCACCCCCTGCTGGATAGTTAGTTGCAGCTAGTAGATCATGGTCATCGGGGTTAACAGTTCTGGAGCCATCTATCGAACCATCATGACTATAGCCCTGAGAAACAAAATATGGAGTAGTGTTACCTGACCCGCCTGTATGGGTATGGATTGGCATTTGAGCAGTTGTTAGCGTGTGCGCCCCAGTATCAGTCTGTGCAGCCCATGTACTAACCCCCACAGATCCGCCAGAACCCCCACCAGTCCCAGTAACAAACCTAAGAATAGAATCATTAATGGCAGCAGTCGTGTCCTTAGTCCAGCCCGTAGGAGCAGTTGCCTGTGGAAATATGAGCTTAGTACCTGCTGTAAATGGAGGAGTGTTCGATGCTGAAGCCCAAGCCGTACCATTAGAAGTCAATACATTACCAGAAGTGCCGGGGGCTACAGCACTTACAACTCCTGCTGTTCCTACTAATGCACCTGTAAGGGTTGTAGCTAGTGTTGTGACTCCTGTAACCCCTAAGGTCCCTGTAATACCTACATTACCCGTAACAGTTCCACCAGCAGCAAATCCCGTCTGTACAAATGTATCAATACCATCACAGTACACGGTGTATATACCAAAAGGGATTGTAGCAGCTACAGCACCCGCATCAGTGCGGATAATTAGGTTTTGTTTAGCTAGTGCAAGATTGGTGTAGTTATCAATGAGGTAGGTCTTAGCAACGGTAGGGATGTATATAGTACAAGCAGCAGCGATATCGCCGGTAAACTTTAGAACTGCATTCCTAGACTCATCAGTTACCCCATTAAATGAAGTAAGTGTATAGGTAGCTAACCCTGTAATGCTTGTTGTAGCTAACCCTGCAATAGAGTCAACTAACAAAGAGCATATGTTCTTGTTGGTTGTTTCACCCCAACTCCCAGACTGTTCGCCGTTGGCTATGTTCTCAAGTCGTAGGTTATTTGCGTAAGTTGATGGCATGATGGGCCCAAGTATGTTCGTGTATTATATATGAATTTTATTCTTTGGGCGTAGTAAATATTATCGACGTGACTGAGGGGATTGTCCTATTACCCGATTCTACAAAGGTCATAGAGGGCTCCAGTATATCCTCCTCCTTTACCCCGGTTCTTAGCGCATGGATGCAGTAAGCCAGACTATCATCCTCTAATGCTTCTATGAAGTGTAACTTATTTTTAACTACATATACTATCTGCGGGGATACAAATGTCTTTTCCCTACCCTCAACAGTTATCCTGAATGACCCCCTTGCTAGCAAAGTTATGTGGTCATATGTGTGCATATGTGGCTTATTTGTGTCTCCCTTATGCTCAAAATGCATTTGCCGTGTCCATAAGTTCGATACGCATGCTATTTTATCCTTTACCATAGTTGCCCCCCTTATATAGTTGACACAGGAATAATATCTTTTAGCGCTGCAAACACATTGACAAACACAGTGCCATCTTCCAGTGCTTCTATTTCATGCCATTCATCAGCAACTAGGTTCACGGGTTGCGTGTTCTTAGTCATCACTATTTCTTTGCCTTCCTTACGGACTACTATAGAACCTGCGTGGCATACAGACGCATGGCTGAATGTATGGTCATGTTTAGGCAGTCCTTCACCCGTATTGACATGGTATATATTCAACTGCGCCCCATCATATGTAAGACTGTGTGCTGGAGCTACAGACATAACCATCAGAATTCCTGCGTCCCAGTAGAGGTCACATTACCTATAGGCTGTCTATGGGCCTGCATATCCTGTTCCTGCAGTAGGTCTACCGCCTCTTGCGCTGTATGCGCCCCATCCCATAGATTCTGGCAGTCTACCGCCCATACAGGCAGCTCTGTGATACGCTGATTAGCAGGTTTATGTCCACCAAAGCTAACCTCATTAAACTCTACCCACCCACCATTCGCATGGTCCCACTGTAGGGCCGATACCCCCGCCGGTACGTGGTTATCTATGGTAGGTATTACATAGGCCATACCATCTACATATACTGCGCTATCCGCAGCCACTATAGTAAGTCTCATATTTATCCCATACCTAGTTTTTAGAGGCCATAATTATATCTACATATAACACTGATAGATTAAGCGAAGCGTCCATTGATCCACCACTTGCATGCGTGTGCGACTGCCCACCTCCAATAGGCGCAGTACTTCCTGCCGGAGCGCCAGCACCCATCCCCGTATAAAACCCCCCATTAGTGTTGCTATTTTTATACGTAACGACCCCCCCTGCCACAAAGTGAGTATGCAGTGGGATCTGCGTTTGATCTAATGTGGTGCTTCCTGCCACTATTGATGTCGCCATTGTTTGCGCAGTAAGCGCCGTACTAAATGCAGTGATACCCCCCGATCCGGCGGTGCCTGATACCACCCGCAGTGTCTTATTATCATGCGCCGTTAGTTTTGTCCACCCCGTCGGGGCTGATGTTTGCTGGAATAACATAATAGTACCGGATGCAATGGGCACTTGCGTGGGTACGGGACAGGGCAGTATGTTTATGTATGTCCCTGTATTTACTCTATTTCTATATAGCATAATATTTAGTTTTTCTGCGCAAGTATTATATCTACATACTGCACCGACAATTGTAGCGTAGGAGACACGGGGGTCCCTGATGTACTATGCTGGTGACTACCCCCACCGCCAATTAATTGGCTGACTTGCGGTCCAGTGGAACCCGGCTGAACTACTGGCTGGAGGTAAGACCCGGAGGCAAAACATTTTCTTTGGGTTATGCCACCTACCAAATGGGTATGGGCGGGAATCTGTGTCAGTGATAATGTAGTAGCTGCCCCCACAAGCGTATTTGCTGCAAATGATACTGACTTATCTGTGAATACTGTACTAAAGCCTGTCGTACCTCCCGAACTAACGGTCCCTGCTACTAACCTTAACATCTTATCATTATGTGTGGTTATTTTTGTCCATCCAACTGGAGCCGCTGTTTGCTGAAATATAGATATACTCCCTAACGGTATCGTATAACTGAAATTACTAATACTGTAGGGTAGTGATCCTATATTGCTGGCTGTGTTCTTACTATTTCTATGTATCATATCTAATTCTTTTGGGCTAGTATGATGTCTACATAGTTAACACCTAGTGGTACAGCAGCTGATATAGTAGTAGAAGCATGCGTATGTCCTAAGCCACCACCTATACCACTACTGCTCGTAGATAGTACCCCGGGGGGTACATGATTCCATGCAGAATAATACACGCAGGGGACCGGATAGCTACATGTATTAAGTGTAGCCCCTTGTACTATATGCGTATGCCCCGGCATTGTAGGTATTGTTATAGTTGTACTATTTAAAGAAAGCCCAGTTACAGTTGGGGTTTGGCTAGTAAACACTGTAGTAAATGGTAGTGTGCCACCTGCACTAGCCGTTCCTGAGACTATCCGCAATGCCTTATTATTGTGTGTTGTTAGTTTAGTAAAACCCGTTGGCGCTGTAGATTGACCAAATACAGCTATATCCCCCGGATTAATAGGTGCATCAACAGGCCATGCATAAGGCAGGGTATTTACCACACCCCCAGCACCATTACTATCTTCGCTGATATTAACCCTGTTACGGTATATCATATTAGGCGGCGATTCTTTCCCATGTATTAGACTGGTTTACGTTCAGTGTTGTCCATACAGTTTCTCGCCCAATTGTAAAAAATGTACCTTGTACTCCAGTAGGAAATACATAAGAACTTAATTGAACATTTACATTTCCAATAGACCCTGTAGCTTGTAATCCTGATGGGTATAATATAACCGCATTTCCTTCCGCTATAACATTGCCTATAGCACCGGTAGCTTGTAAACCATCATGGATTAATATTATTACATCATTTGCTACTACTATTTCGTCGCCTATAGCACCGGTTGCTTCTACGCCTGTAACGCTAACAAACCCTAGTCCTGTCTCGTTAGTATCACCTACAGCAGTAGTAGCTTCTACGCCTACAAGTAAGACTTGCCCGGGATTTTGTGTGCGTAGCCGTACATCATTTATAGCATCCCCATTTACTACAGAACGGAGGAATACGTCATTGTTGCCAGTAGGTACAATAGGGCCATAGAACCCAGTGTTATCTACTATGAAAGGTTTAAACCCTCTAGTCTGGTCATTACTTACAGCAATCACAACTGAATTACTTGTTGGTACCGCTGATACAACACCAAACGGAGACATAGCTGGTATCGCACTATTAACACCCGGATTAGCTGTATTAGCGTTGAATGTTAATAGCTTACCTCTACCCCCATTAAGCGTACTACTGTTGAACACATATCCCGGGTTCCCCATGTTAGGGGCAGGTATAAAGTTAAACGGTTTTACTATTAAGTTCTTAGCCCATATAACAGGCCAGTCTTGTGGTATTGACGGGAATGCTATTCCCGGTATGGGTAGGGGCGCTGCTGCTGCAGGGACTGGAGGGTCAGAAGAAAATGATGATAATAGTGTAGTCCGTGAGGCTGGAACTACCGTGTCTATTGTCGGTGCTAGAGGTAAAATGTAAGGCGCATAAGCCGCCGCATACCTACCCCCGGGATTGTTTATATTAGCATTCGCACGGGCTATTAACTTGCCCATACCCCCATCAAGCGTACTTAGAGAGAACCTATAGTTAGGATCCCCCATATTAGGCGCAGGGATACCATCAAAGGTGCTTTGTATTACATTCTTAGCCCATATAGCAGACCGGTCTTGTAGGGGTGCGGGGAAGGCGATTGGCATTGCAGTGCCTTACTGTATTAGGGGTGTTGCTACTAGTGTCCTTAACGAAGTGCCAAACAAGTCTGGTTGGTTTGCTACAGCTTTATATTCTACTAAGAAGAACGGCCCACTGTATGTACCCAGCCCAGCTACTTGCCAGTTTCCTTGGTTGTCCGAAGTAGTTTCTGCTACTAATACTTTATCAAATGAGCGGAACACAGAAACTAAACAGTTAGCCAGTGGCACACCATACTGGTCACGACTTACCCCTGTCAACTGCTGGTTATAGGCAGGTAGCAGTTTAGTAAAGATAATACTTGCATCTACAACTGAATTAACTGTAGGAACAGCTGGGGTAGTAGCACTCTGTTCTCCTATCTGAATTCTATCAGGTAGACTACCCGGGTTCTGCAAGTTGGCTGTTGATTTTGGCAATAACTTACCCATACCCCCATTAAGCGTGGCTATCGAGAATATATAATTAGGGTTCCCCAGATTAGGTGCGGGGATACGGCTACCAGCCGGTTTCTGTATTAAGCTCTTAGCAAATATATATGACCAGCCAAGTAGTGCTGGAGGAAAAGGTATTCCTGTTATAGGAATAGGTAGTGGGAATGGTGTAGCATCAAATGCATACGTCAATATAACTTCTATATTAACTGGCTGCTGCTTTATGACTGGCGGTATAAATGGCGTATACGGTATAGCAAAATTACCACCCGGATTATTCAGGTTATTATTTGCTTTAGGTATAGCTTGAATTACACAACCACCCCCAAGAGTATTGTATGAAAACTTATAGTTGGGGTTCGCCATGTTCGGCGCAGGAACCACATAAAATGGTTTCTGTATTAAATTCTTAGCCCATGTAGCAGACCATCCTTGTATGGGTGCGGGGAATGCTACCCCCATATCCGCTATAGGTAATATTGTGCCTACAGCCCCAGTGTAATCAAATATTAAGTTAAATAATCTATTGTTAGTTGCGGGTGCTACTGTATCAACTGTAGGGGATAGGGGGGTAATAATGGGCATATAAGCTGCCGCATACTTACCCCCCGGATTATTTGTATTAGCATTCGACTTAGCTAATAACTTCCCCATGCCTCCATCCAGCGTACCTAAAGAAAACCTATAGTTAGGGTTCCCCAAATTAGGAGCAGGAACCCCATTAAAAGTCTTCTGTACTACATTCTTAGCCCATATAGCAGACCAATCTTGTAGAGGTGCTGGGAAGGCAATTGGCATAAAACTTAGTTACACACATCAACTACATAGTTATGCACTTGGAATGAACCAGTAGCTACAGTCTGCGTGAAGAATACATCCAGTGCAGAAGCTGCAGTGTTGTCCATACCAGCACCAACAGCAGGAGTACCGACAGGAACTTGCAGTATGCCGTTAGAGCCAGCAGCATTTGCTGGAGAGCCTACGACTGCTTCTGACGTGAAGAAACCCATAGGGAAGAAAGTGCTAGAAGCACCAACGCCAACCGCACGGCAGATAAGTTCTACTTGGAACATCCAAGGTACTGTGGTTTTTGCTACGACGTTCAAGTTCAACGCACCTGTATCAAACACAATCGTAGTACCTGCAGCACCCATACAGATGTCAAGACGCGCTGTACCCGGTGAGGTAACGGCACATGAGATTGCGCCAGACATCGTGTAACGAATACGACGACCAACGTAGAAAAAGTTATTCGGCAGCACAATGCGGTTAGCTGTCGGAATACACGAGGCTCTGGTACCGGCAGTGTTTGCCACCCCAGAAGTAGAACTAGATACGACTGTTTCCCATGACATAATATTACTCCTTATTTGAAAAGTATTACCCTACCCCGACGGGGTAATCTAAGCAATACGGATTATAGCATTTGCTGCATCTGCAACTGGGAATACTATAGTAAAGTCACCCAATGTTGAAGTCTTATCACTACCAAAATCTAATACAGCAATTGCTTTATTTACTGCACTAACATTATATATCAATGCGCCTCTGGCTGTCATAGTCACTGCGGGAAATACTGCGTCTGTAAAATCAACTATAGCAGTCGTGCCACTTAATGTAACCGTTGTCCCTAGTAATACCTGCCCCCCAGCTACATACGGCGTACCACCAGAGCTAATTACTTCATTAGCCGTTGTGTATATTGTAGTAGCTGCACTCAGTGTTGCAGCGCTGGTATACAAAGCTATATATATCTGGTCGCCAAGTAAGTTATGGACACCCTCTAGTAGCTCTTCTTTAAACGAACTGCACATTCCCTGTGTGATTGCCATAATATCCCCTAAAATTAGTTAACTGGAAGCCGTACTTGCCCACTACGGTATGCGTCTCGGCGGTCTTTTCCATCACCCAAGCCCTTCAGTAACTGAAGTGACTCACTAAAATGCTTGGCATAATACCCAATAATATCAGCCTCGGCTTTCATAAATATAGCTGCTTCTGTTAATGCGCCATATAATAACACAGAGTCAAAATTATTCCCAAGCCATGTAGTACCTGAGGCTGCAGTTGTTATACTCTCTGGGTACCCATAGTAATGCAATTCTACAGTATACGCCAGATCCGGTGTAGGTCCAATAATATAGGTAGTAGCATCAAGCTGCGCATAGTGTCTAGGTATTCCTGTTGCTGATGGATAAGGGTATGCAGTGCGTATAAAATTAACGTCCTTATTCAATAGAAATGACTGCGCCAGTGTTGTAGGTGCAACTACAGCTAAAGAGAAAGAAGACAGATAATCTGCGGGCAGTGTAATATACTGCGTCCCTGCTACTAATGCTGATGTCTGATTTATTCTTGTTGCTGGTAGCTGTACTGAGTTTATTACTGCCTGTTCTGCTTGCCTTACAAACGTAGGGATAGCCGCTACGAAGTCAGTCTCGTAGTTCTCACAAAACGATTGTATAGAAGCATTTAGCTCATTATAGTTCATTGCCTACCTTATTGGCTGTTCTTGCTGAAGCCCTTACCCTTAATAGCTGCACCAGCACCACGCATTGTCTTGGTATTGGTCTTAGGGATATTGTTAGGATACCCAACATCTTTCTTATCAAGTGCTGCAGCTGGGGCTTCTTTAGGTTGTCTGTATATTGCCATGTTAGCCTCCTTTCTGAGCACGGATTTTAGCCATCCCACGACCCACTGCCTTCATGTCAGAGTTCTTCTTACCTACGCTGTTACCACTTTTAAACTGGCTTTTGGTGCTAACTGCAGGACCATCAATACCTAACTGTTTGCCTTTAGTCTTACCTTTACGTTCGATTCCGCCGCCTATACTCATGATTAACTCCTATGTAGTAACTGTTACCTGACCTATTTCACCTACTGCTGTAAGTGCATTTGGTTCATAATTATATGGATCGTTTGCCCCTACTGGGTTCCATCCCCATTGTACCACTCTACTACCATCAAACAGCATTGAATCTGGCCTAGGATTACGCACTGCTTGCGGATCATTAACAGGGTACATCCCCTGCATATTCTGTGGCTGATCTGGCTCCCAACATTCAGGACACACTAAGATATTAAGACTCTTAGCGCGAATCACAATGCTTTTTAGCTTTGTTAGCTTAAACCTAAACCCACATCTGTCACATTGGGCAATAGCATTTTTGCCTGAGGAGAACTTACTAGCCATGTTCTACCCAATAAACATCTGTCGTGGCACTGCACGGATGCTTGCCTTTTCTCTATCCTCATCAATAGCCATCTGGAATGACTCATCATACATCATCTTTAGCATTTGCACTCTGTCAGTAGACTCTGGACGCTTCACAGATAAATAATAAGCTAATCCAGCAACTAAACAAGGGAGGAATCTAAATGGAACATCTACCGTTTCAATGCCATCCCCTGCATCTTTAATGCGTCTTAAACGCCAATATTGCAACGTATATGAGTTATTAGATGGTAGAGGATACACAGTTACCGTAGGATAGACTATTCCTGTTGGAGAGGTTTCTCCGCTTTGCCTATTGATATATAACTGAATAGGCCGACCTTGTGAGTTCTTATTAGGCAGTGTTGCATAGTTACTAACACTTATCCGGCTTATACTTATATCAACCTGCGATGTACCTGTACCGGTGCGTATAACATGTTCAAGTAAGTCAATTGTATCAACAGGTAAGTTATATGTGGCGACGCCCGTGAGTAATGCTATAGACCCTTGCTCAACTGTCCATAGGTTAATACCGCGATTAGCCCACTCAATTGTTAGAAGATTTAATGATCTCCTAGCAGTGCGTAAATCATAACCTGAGCGTACCTCTAACCCAGCACGTTCATAAGCCTCTTCTACAAGGTCTGTGATGTCTAGGTTAAAGGTTGTTGTAGCAGTTGTTGTCATCTAGCATTTCCATGCCCAAAGGCTTTTGTTTATGCGGCTATCAGGGTCATTTGCTGTCTTAGCTGAAGTCAGCTTCTTTTTCATACCTGACATTCTCGCACAGAATGACTTCTTACGGCTACCACCTTCTGGCTGCGGAGCCTTTAGTCCGGGCTTATCTGGGTTAGCTGCGTTATATGAAGCCCTACCCTTGGCGTTTAAGCCACCTTTTTCAGCCTTGCCTTCAGCTCTTTGCCATGCAGGAGTCTTAGCCATTATCTGTACCCTGCTGTTTTCTTTGCAATAGTCTTAGGCTGTGCCACAAACTGCTTGCCTGCTGCCTTACCTGCACGTTTTGCCCGGGTAGTTGCTGCGTACTCTGCTGGGCTTAAAGACTTTATTGCTGCTTCTGGCAAATAACGCTCTCCCGTTTTGGAAGAAGGTTTTCCTGACTTAGTACGCCATTTCTGGTCGCCCCAATCTTTCAGGGATTTCTGCGGAGCCTTCAATCTTTATAACCCCCACCCGCTGCCTTATATTTCTTAGCTACAAGTTGTGCCTTCCTAGCTGACCATTCCCCAGCGCCAGTACCTTGAGTTGCCGCTGCCTTTACCTGAGCCACAATCTTCTTACGAATGGTAGGCTTTGTGTAATTACCAGCAGCATTAACTTTGGTTTTAGCCATTAAACAAACTTCCCGCGAGTCTTGCCACGTTGTTCAATGCCACCACCACGAGCGTATTTAACTGTACCACCAGCTTTCTTACCACCACCAGTAGAGCCTTTATACCCTGCATCCAGCAGCTTTTGGAGTCTTGCTTCTTCAGCTACCTTACGCATTTCTTCCATAGCTTTATCGTCAGGCGTAGGGTCATTCTTAGCTGCGGTACGTGCAGCTTGCTCTGCTGGGACTTTAGGTTTAACTGCAATTATGACTGCCATTATACAATCTTCCCTTTAGTCTTACCGCGTTGCTCAACACCACCACCACGAGCAAACTTAGCCGTCTTAGGTTCTTTAGCTTCTTTCTTGGCATACTGGGCAGGGGTTACTTTGCCTGAAGCAAGTTTCTTAGCTGTATTTTTCATCCAAGGGGCTTCTTTCTTACCCTCAGACTTCTCTCCAGCTACAAATTGCTTTGGGGTAATTTTCTTACCAGCCACTGCTTTAGCTTCGCCAAATTCCTCGTTATAAGATTCCTTACCGCCAAATAGTTTTTTAGCCACATTTCCCCCATCCTTAAATTTAATCCCTGCATTAGGTGCGGAGATTGCTGTCTTATTCCCCGCACGGATTTTCCCACCCTTCTTAGGCTCTGGACTCATGAAAGACATTTCTGTACTCTCTTGGGTCCTACCCCCTCTCTTAAACCTCTTGCCCTTATCTGCCTGTGTAAAATCTTCAGCTACACTAGCAGGAACACCAACCTTCTTAGCAAAGGCTGGGTCATGAGATGCTGCCCTCATCAGATTAGCTTGAGCTTTTGATTTGCTAGGCATGACTAGCCATAAAAAATAGTAACATCAATAGTATTAGTCATAGCTGCATATATACCATTATAGGCAAGTATTCCCTCACCCGGAATCAGCATATTTTGCACATTGTTTGCTGCATTAGCATCCGTTGCCATCAGGAACCTCTGGGCATACACACAAGCTGTACTAGCAGCAACCGTGCCGGTATTTACGTCCACTACTGTAAATGTGTTTGCATTCACAACAGTAATTACATAGTTACCAGCAGTTCCTTGGTTTGTAGCTACAGCAAAGTTTAACCCTAGTATCTGCCCATCAGTCAAACCATGACTGCTCTTAGTAACTGTAATTAATGTACCAACACGTTCATAAGTAGCAGAAACAGGGACCGTAGTGGTATCCCAAAGAGTAAGTGTCGATGCCCCAGAAGATACCGTCATTAATCCTTTTAACCGAGTTCTCTCTTTAAGAAAAAACCCATTTACATTTAGGTGCCCTGATTTTACGTCAGTTTGCATAGTCATAATTACCCCCAATACTACGAATCAGAGAAAGGAGTTGCTATTGCACCTGAACCATTCAGTGTAGCCTTAACCATCCATTCAAGGGCACTTATTACTGTAACCTCTACATAACTACCAACCAATCCACCAGTAGTCGTACCATTTAACGTAATAACTGCGTTGGTTGCGGCTGGGAAGAATGATTTACCCGTAGCGGTTGTATCAATACCAATAAATACGCTACCGTAAAACTTATCAGTCGTACCTGAGGTAGTAATAATCAGAGCAGTTGATGCTGTCTCAATAAAGAACTTAAACGTAGCACCTTGGTTATTCAGTCCAGCTGGAGCAAACCCGGGACCATCAGCTGCACTTGCTGCAGTAGCATTAATTAATGGGAGGGTGAGGGTAATAGCTGCGCCGTTAACACGAAGCATCCGACCTGCATGGGCATCTACGGTTAGTTGAGTAGAAGCAGTAAGGTTAACAGTAGCACCGGGACCTGCATTGATGAGTCCACCTAGTGATCTGACGGGACCTTGGAATGTTGACTTTGCCATAATATATCTCCTGTGTTATAGCACTTCATCCACACTGTCTCTACAACGTCTGCTAGGTCAGTCAGAGTGGAGTATAAGAATCCTAGACGCTACTCGCTTTATACACCTATTTAGATATGTGTGCAAGAGGGTTTACGTGCCGCCATCATCTTTGCTCTCCATACTGGATCGGCCCACAAAGCCTTAGCCGCAGCTTTCTTAGCCGCCTTTACTTCGTCCCTATTAGCTATCTCTTTGTTATTAGCCGTCTGTATTGCAGCATACTCCGGGTTAGCCCATTGCGCTTTAGCTTGCATACTCGTTTTAGCCTTAGAAGCTGTGGTATTACGCGCCGCCTTAATGTTAGCAGCCATAACAGCACCCTTAGTAGCCCATACTTTCTTAGAGTTAATGGACTTGATTGCTAGTGCCTCTGGTGTACTCTGCGCTGCCTTCTGAGCTGCAACTATCTTCGCACGGTATTCTGGATCTTGCCAATTTACTAGTGCCCCATACCTATCTACTCCCTTTTCCGTATCATTCTTAATATACCCCGAGGCCCCTTCACCCCCTGCGGTCCTGTTAAATAACGTACCTGTTTTTAAATCCCGCCTACCGTATAGTTCTATTAGCTGCACCTCCTTTGCAAACGCCTCCTGCTCATCGGCGGTTTCAAATACACGTTCTACTACCGCCACTAAATGGGCTCCTCGTAGATGGGATAAGAAATCCTGTAGGGGTTTATTGTGTGACCCTCTTGACCAATGAGATATGTCTCTATCTCCTGTCCCTTTACCCACATATACTGGCTGATTATTTTTAGTGGGGCGTGGGTCTCTATACACGTATACATAGAACATAATGAACCTCCTTTAACATTTGAGGGCTCATTATATGTACATGGACGGTGAATGTCAAACGTATTTCGCTAACCTACGAATTTACAAACCTTATTATAAATATAACGCCCATAAAAAACCCCACGTCTTAGGTGGGGTTAGTGTTGCTAAGTACTTGTTTCTACTACGCTCCTGGACTGCCCCAGATACCAAGGGGATCAGAGACTCCAAACGAGTACCGTTCGCGGCTCTTGTAACGCACGTTACCAGTATCGAAGTCACCATCCATCGAAGTAGCCAGAGGTGTACGAACAAAATGCTTTAAGCCGTTAGGCACGTCAGTCAACAAGAAGTAACCATTGGTGTCGGTCAAGAAGTGGTTTACACAGTAACCTTCAGGAATAACGCCCATGTTCTTCAATGCATTGATGTCGTTGTCAGCTGTGCCAACACGCAGTTCGGTCTTCAACAAACGCTCTGCAACGAATTGCAGTGAAGGTGGAACGACCAGCTTACGTGGTTTAGCAGCAATCAACAGACCACGCTCATCTTTCCATGCAGCGATTTGAATTACAGCGGCCTCGAGGGTCGTTTCGTTCAGATCAGCAGCGGTTGATTGCGTATTGCTGTTTGTGCCGCCGCTAACCAGAGGATGGTCTGTAGCAAATAGAACTTTACCGTCGCCGTAGGTAGGGTTGCCTGAACCAGTGAAACCGGAGTTCAGAATATCTGCAGCCTTAACTTGCTTGGTGTAGCTCATTGCACGAGCCAAAGCCTTGGTGTAGCGTGAAGACAGTGCATCATACAGATTGTCTTCAACAGCTTCTTCAGTAATAGAGAAGCCCAAAGCAATGGTCTGATGGTTGAAGCGAGCGGTCCATGCTTCTTGCCCATTGTCGTAGGCGATTGCATTACCTTCACTCTTTACCGGTGCGGCGCTGAAACCTGACAGCTTGGTTTCTTCTTCAAACGAACGCTCAGAAGTCTCAGTTTCGTAGAGCTCTTTGTGTTCTTCGCCGTAACGCTTGTACTCCAGACCAAACAAGGCATTCAGCCCCGGGAGTAGTTCTTTAAGTAACTGTGCACGTGATATTGCCATGATTAAACTCCTTTAACTGTGTTATACGAATGCCAACCGGGGTTTACTTTTACAAACACATCGGTAAATGCATCGCCAACAGCTGAAAAACCCTTCATATCAGGGAAGCCAACAACACGGAAACCGGCTGTAGTTTGAATAGCAGAACTACCAGCAACAATAGATGCTGTTGAGTTGCCTGTAGTTGTACTACCTGTAAGTACTGCGCCTGTTGAGAAGAAGGTGTTTGCACCTAAAGCAGCAATAGTTACGGAACCAGCAGATTGTACTTGGAATATAACTTCAGGATCGTCGATGACGTAAGCTACGCCATTTAGTGAACCGGAAGGATAGTATTGACCAAATACAGTCTGACCTTGCGAGTTTGTGTATGAGGCACCTACAAAAACGCCAATCGTACCCGTGTTATCGGTAGAACCAATAGGCCACGAATTAGTGGTTGCGTCAGCGCCGGTAGCAGATACAAGCTCCAAGTAGCCAGTGCTTTTGATGTACACTAAACTACCAGTGAAAACATTAGCAGAGTAGCCAGCAGGGTCAAATTGCAAGGAACGAGTGCTACCAGCATACGGTAGTCCTCCGATCCGGTTTACGGGTTTAAGGCCGTAGGGGGTTGCGGTCGATGCCATAATAAATCTCCTTATATTTCGTTATTTAGATCCTGACCCAAATGTAACCTTGCTGCGTTTTTCTGCAAACAAAGGCATACGCGAGTCACTTTCTCTCATAAAGTTGTTATCCACAGAGTCCATCTGGGATCTAGTAGCATTGGAAAAATACTCAGTCCGTTGCTTAATAAACTCCTCAGGTATCTTGCAGAGAATCAACCCACCAATTTCAATGTTTCCACGAAAACGTGCGTCTTGACTCTTATGAAGTTTAAGTTTAGGTTGCTCACTAGAATCAACCGGTTCCCATCCCTCACGTTGTTTCGATGACATATTCATCGGGTCTGCAGCACCAAGAGTACTGATGCGAACCCAGCGGTATGCCCATCCCGGTAACTTATCCGGTTCTGGTAGTAACTCAGCTGGTGCCCAAGATGTTGGTCTTTGATCGTTTTCACGTGATGCGCGATTTACAGTCGTTGTCATGATTAAGCTCCTAATTTCATAAGTTCATGCGCGTATTGCGCATTGGTCAAGCCCAGCCGTTTAGCCAAGGCCACTTGTGATGCAGTTAAGCTAACCCGCTTCGACGCAGTGCTCCTTGCTGCAGAGGCTACCACACTTCCACTTCTAGCACGGTTGGGGGTTGCTGTTGCTCTCTCCACCGGATCTGACTCGCTCGGGAAACTCCCCGGAAAAACCTCTCGCATACGAGCATTAACTTTCTCGTAGTACTTATTAGTTCTAGGGTCGATACCTGCCTCTACTAGCTCAGTGTGCAGCCCTAGCGCAAATCCCGTCATTGCCTTATCGGTACCAAACCACTCATTTTCTTCTTGCCAGTCGAGTGCTTTAGTATCAGGTGTTGGAACTTGCTGCTCTTGAGGTTGATTATATACAGTATCTTCTGCAAATTGTAAAGGTCGCAGTGCACTGGATTGATCCTTTTTAAGCGTAGCCTTAGATATAGCCTCTTGTGCATCAGCAATCTTATCTGAGTCACCAGAGTCATAGGCATCCTTAAACCCGCGTTTAGCCGCTTCCATCTGCTGATCTGCTGCTTCCCGCGAGGTATTAACTAGGACTTCACTACCCTCACTTAGCTGCTTCTGCAGCTTCTTTGTAGTCTCAAACTGATGCTGGGCAAACTTAACCGCTTCTTCTCGCTCCCGTAAGGCAGCTTCTTTAGCCCTACGCTCATCGTTGTAACCTTTGGTTAGCTTCTTGATACGCTTCTGAACACTACCAGAATACTTATCTAGCTCCTCATCCTCATCATCCCCTTCTTCTGCGTCGCTAGCCTCTTCTTTAGCTACAGGCCGGCCTTTATCTGCTTCAGGGGTGTCATCAATAATATCTATCTCGATGTCAGGGTTTTCTTCTGCTGTTACTGATACTCCTTCGTCCTTATCCATGTCTAATCTCCTTATACGCGAGAATAACCACGTGGATCATCCACGGTAGCCATCACGTTATCGTCTGCAATGAGTCGGAATTCCCGACCATGTATTTTCACCCGGGTACCAGCATAAGGCCGTACCAAGACAAAATCCCCTTCCTTACACCAAGCACCTGTAGGAAACCGTGTTTCATCCTTATATGCTAGGTCGCCCATCCGTACTACAAACAACACCATCGTGGTAAATTCTTCACTCTGGCGCGTAGTATCAGCCTTTATAATGCCACCCTCATACTCCTTATCTACTTCAGGAATAGCGCATAAGATGTTGAATCCACTAGGAGTTGGGAGTTGTGAAGCTTTTTCTGCGTCGGTTGTATCTTGTGTAAATGCTAGATTAGGGTTAGTTGCATCAACCCCGATAAGAATATCAGACATATAAAACTCCTTTCTGTGCGCAGTCGTAAGACTGTATTTTTACTTCGTTTGTACTTCGCTCTTGTTATTACAAGGATGGGGTCATCTACTCATCTGTATCCTCCCCGCGCTCTATCATATTTAGCATGTGCTTTATCTTCTCATTCGCAAGGTTTAACCCATGAATTACCCCACACAACCTCCGGTACTCCTCCATATTAGGGGGTTTACCAGAGGCGACGCTTTCTACATACGCACGGATGTCCGCGTTATTTTCTTCTATCAGATGCCTAAGCAGCTTTACACTGTCCATCTTTTATGCCCCTTTACCCGGTAACTTGGGGTTCATCCCAGCTTTGTGTGCCGAAGATATTTGATGTCCTAACTGCATGCCTTTAACTTGAGCATCCAGATGGGCCTTAGCTTCCCCTAACTCTTGTTTATCAGCTGCGGCTACTGCATCTGTTTGCATTTTTGTTTCTCTGTGCTTGATCTCAGAGCCTAGCTTGACCCCAGCCAACTGCATATCAAACTCAAGGCGCTTCTCTTCCAGATCTTGTTTATCAGCCAAGGCAACAACATCCGTCTGTAGTTTCTTTTCCTTGAGTTCTAGCTCTTTTTGCTTTATCTGCAGTTCTTGCTGCTGCATCTGTACGATAGGATCTTGTTGTTTCTGCTGTGCCTGTTGTTGCTGGGCTTGGCTCTGGTTAGACTGCAGTAACTGCTGCGCTGCATCTGCTGTGAGCCTAGAGATCTGTACTTCTATCTCTGGTGGTAGCGTAACAGCTTCACCTGCCTTATCTTTAGTAGCCGGTAGTGACACACCTAGATGCTGTTCGATCTGGGTACGGTAAGCCATAGCAATATGCTCACTTAGATGGGCATACCCAGCAGCTTGTTTAGCCTGTGCCGCAGGATCTTGGCCTATTAGCTGTGCCATCTTAGGATCTTGGGCAAAGGCCATATGAACCTTGATATGTGCCTCATGGTCTTGGTACTGGAAGGCTTTAACCGGCTTACCTGTAATTAATGCCATGTTTTCTGATACAGGGTCCATCGGTTTATAGTCATCATCCATCGGTACTAGCTTATCAGCGTTCTTTATCCCCAACACCTCAATCATCTGACGATGTAGTAATGGGAGGTTGTACAACTGAGGAGCCTGTTGAGCTAACTGCATAGCTGCTTGGTACTGAACAACCTTCTGGCTCATAGTTGCTGCATTAGGATCAGATACAGGGATCACATCACACATATCGTAATCAGCTTGCTTGATCTGAGCCCCACCATCTACATCATATTCATATTCCTCAGGTGTATAGTCGCGGATCACACCTGCCAACAGCTTAAACTCTTGCTTCATAGCGAAGTGGAGCCTAGCCTGTACTGCAGACATAACCTTTAATGTCCTTTCTAGTATGGCTAGTGTTGTCCCAACCGGTGTATTGGCTGACATGTCTGAGATCTGCATATCCCCAGCCGATGCGAACCTACGACCTTCCTCTACGATGTTCTGCATAAGCAGGTACAGGGTCTGGCTTGGCTCTTTATATGGCAGAGGCATGATATTGTCGCGGATCACACCTGATGACACATCCACATCACGGAACTCACCGGGGGCAATAGGGGTATCATCGCCTTTAATGCGTAGTCCCTTGGTCTTGTACCCACCCGGGAGGTTAGATAGCGTACCTGCATCTACTAACTGGCGCAGTATGGAGGTTGCACTTTGGGCAAAGCCACCTACAAGATGGATCAGACCAAAACCGTAGAAGCCAAACCCCGGAACGTACGTATAATGTACAAAATGCTGCCTTTTGAGTCTCAAAGTATCATCTTCGTACCAATTCCTGCGAATTCCAAGGATTTGGCTGGTCCCTTTCTCAATTGTGACCACATATGGGAGGGCAATCTCATCTTTATCCTCGTAACCCTTAAGATTCAGGTCAACATGCATTTCAAGTACCCGAAAACGGTCATCTGAGGTAGCAGTAAAGCCCTGTTCTTCTGCCTTTTGCTTGTCAATATCGTCTAGTGTAGTAGTCGGTTCACCTAAATCTATGTCTAAATAGAACCCAGAAGCCTGCAATTTGCGTATATCGTTAGCTGTTTTGCGCATTACATGTGTCACACATTCAGCTGTTTCAAGGCTAGATGACCCATAAGGCACTACCATATCCTCTGCTGGCACAAACATTGATACTTGACGGCCTAATGAGGGATCGTAGTAGACCTTTTTGAATGCTGAACCCGCTAGTGGTAGGGCCCAAAGCATCTTTTCATGTTCTGGACGGTACTCAACCATACGTTCAGTAAGCTGGAAGTTCATATCATCACGAACTCGGGCAGCTGCTGCCTGCCTATCCGGCGTTTCTTTGCCGATTATGGAGGTTTTTACGGGTCCAGCGGCAGGAAAGGTCTCCATAATGGACTCTGCTTGGAACTTGACTACTGCTTCTGCCAATATGGGGTGGAACGCACCGCAAGCACCACTCCAAGGCTCTGACCGTTCCTCGTATTTGAGGCCCAGCAGTTTTAGTCCTTTGACGTATGTGTCAACCCAGTCTTTACGTGCGTTCCAATCTTCGTTAAACTGATCTACCAGCGTAGTCCCTAGTGAGGACAGTACACCATCTTCCATCTCTTCTGCCAAGTTAGCATCGAAGTCTCCGGGGGTAGATTCATCAACATTAGCATCCTCTTCTTCACCTATTACTATTACAAGCTCTGCATCTGGACTTTCTTCATCTAAACCGACAGGTGCTTGATATAGTGCCTTATCCATGTTTGCCATTTTATATACCCCTTTTGGTGGACATTCGGTAGTTCTTTTTGACTTGTCTTTATACGTCTTTCAACTTAATCTTTTCTACTGACTTCATCCAAACCAGCACCCTTGCTACTTCTGCGGGTGTTGCATCCGACTTAATTGCATTGGCCTTCATAGATATTACTGCGACATTTCCTACGACATATCCACCATTAGGATCTATTCTATCCAGCGATGGGCTGCATGGTTGCTGCTTTAATAGCCCTACAAATGTAAAGGTTGTTCCGAATACGGGGCATATATCTGGGGTGATGCTCATGAGGTATTCATTAGTGATGTTAGCCTCACTCCACCCATCCCCCGCCTGCCTTGCCCTCAATCTAGCGCCGCCGACAGCACTAACTACCCACGACCATTTGGGGTTACGCTCCCGCCACTCCCTGTTAC